GCAAGATTTGCCAAGTCATTTGGCTGGTCTGAGAAATGTCAAATATCACTATTAGACGGATCGAAGGCTTTTATCTACACCAACAAGGTGTGACAAGGGAGATGATATGGGTGGAGTAGTAAGCGATGTAGTTGGTGGTATCGGTGACCTCGGTCAAGGTGTCATTGACACCGTTAGCGATGTTGGTGCAACCATTGACGATGAGGTTCTTAATACCGATCTTGGAAAAGCAGCACTACTTGCTGCTGGTGCTTATTACGGTGCGCCATATTTAATGGGAACTGAAGGCGCTGCATTGTCTGGTGCAAATGCAGCAGTCGCTGCCGATAACGCATACCTTGCTAGTCAGGCTTTAACTCCAGCACAGGCTGCTGCTGCTGCTGCCAGCTCGGTTGAGGCATCTCAACTGGCGGGGCTTACTGGAAGTACAACCACGCCAAGCATTTATGACCAAGTAATAAGTCAACTCAATCAATATCCAACAACACTACCTCCAACAACTACACCGACAGTACCAACTGGAACTGTTGCTAATGCTGGTCTGCCTAGCGCAATCCCTTCAGCCGTTACAACTGCTGGCGAAATGACTGCACAGCAGACGGCTGAAATGATAGCTAAAGAACAGGCTGGCTCTACTGGTTTGCTTGGTGGCGCTCTTAACTGGGCAACTGCAAGCCCACAAAACGCATTAACGGCAGCAAGCCTTGGCTTAACGGCTGCAAAGGCTTTGGGTGGCGGTACAACATCCACATCGTCATCTAGCGTTGATCCAGATGTCAAAGCAGCGTATTTGCGCAACCTCGAAGAAGCCAGAGCGACGGCTGCTGGCTTAGGTCCTAAGCAGTTCGCAGCATTCCCTAAGTACAACTTGGGCATGGTTCAGAAGTACATGAACCCCTATGAGCAACAGGTAATCCAAGGAACTCTTGGAGACATCGAGCGTGCTCGTCAAGGTCAAATATCTGCTGAAGGCGCAGCAGCCACAGCAGCAAAAGCCTTTGGTGGTTCGCGCCAAGGCGTAACCAGATCGCTGGTCGATGAAGCAGCACTACGCAATGCAACCAATGCCGTTGCTCAGTTACGCCAGACTGGTTTCACTCAGGCTCAAAACCTTGGTCTATCACAAGAGGCATTGCGTCAGCAGTATGAGCAATCTAAGCTCGATGCAGCTCGCAACTTAGGACTTGAAAGACTTGGTGTGTCTCAAGGCGCATTAAGCCTTCAACCATCGGCTGGAACTCAGTCAGCACCACTTTATACAAACCAAGCCACATCAGCGCTTGGTGGCGCATTGGGTGGCGCTAAGTTAGGTTCTTTAATTGGTGGTGAAAAGAATCCAGAGTACGCAGCATATGGTGCTGGACTCGGTGGATTACTTGGTTTCCTGTAAGGAGTAAATGATGGCAACACAAGACTTTAGCGGTTTACTCTTTGGTGGTGGCGGTACTGGACTCGAAGACTATTTGAGCGCTGGACAGCAACAGGCTATTAGCAATCAGGCAATGCTACAAGCAGCAGCAGCCTTGCTATCTGCTGGCGGTCCAAGCCGTACCCCTATCTCTTTAGGTCAAGCCCTTGGCGGTGCTTTGCAAGCTGGTTCTCAGGGTTATCAGCAAGCACAGCAAGGTGCTATACAGAATCTTTTAACTAGACAAAAGTTACAAGAAACAGAGCGTGCAGCGCAGATGCGCAAACTGTATCCGCAAATATTTAAAGAGACGATTACTCCAGAGCAGATGACTATTGCTGGAATTCCAGCGAGGGTTGTGCGTGATGACGAGGGCAACTTGATGCCCAATGCGCAGGTCACACCAGCGCAGAGACAAATAACCATTGATCCAAGCAAACTGCAAGCATTGACGGCTCTGTCTTCTGACCCGTTAGCGACATTGGCTACCGTGTCTAAGCTAGTCCCAGACTTGCGTCGCGCAGGATTCTTGACAACTGGCGTACAAGATAATCCCTTTACGATCTTTACGCAAGACCCAACAATTCCTGCAAGCATCAAGAATGTGGCTGCTCAGTACGAAAAAAGCTACGCTGCTGGAACGCTTGATCCAGAGAAGGCAGACGAGCGTATTCGTCAATTAGGCGAGAGTGTTCGTAGTGCACAACAATTCCAACAAACTAAAGCGCAACAAGAGTCACAGTTTGCGCAAACTGCTGCTGGTAGAGAAGAAGCAAGGATTTTTGCTAAACAACAAGCTGACGCATTACTTTCACTAAGACAGGCTGCCGAGGCTAATAAGCCAGAGACTTTCTCTTATGCGCAAAAGAAAGAGTTTGATACTGTGCAAAAGACATTGACAGAAGCCAAGTCAGCAGAGGACAGCGCATTCATTGCGGATCGTGCTGCACCTTTGATCTCTGAGGCTTACACAGGCAAGATTGAGGCTGGTGCTAAGGGCTTGCTAGGTGCTTTGGGAGTATCCACAGCAGCCAAGGAAGCCAATGACAGATTAAGTCAACTGTCTCAGCAACTTGCGTTGAAGACTCCTAAGTTTAGTGGTCCAACTTCTGACGCTGACGCAAAACGCTACGACAAGGCTGTTGGTGACTTGGCGAATCCAAGCATTACGCCTGAGTCTAAGGTTCAAGCGTTGCAGGACATTAAGAAGTTGGCAGTTAAAGCTGCCGACTACGCACAACAGCAAGAGAACTACTACTACGCCAATAACAAGAGTCTTAAAGGATTCAAGTACACACCGTCTAACCCATTCGGACAGTAATCATGGCAACCTTAAAACCAACCGCAAAAGATGTTTACCTACTAACTCAGCGTCCAGACCTTGCGTCTAAGTTCGATGAGGTTTACGGTAATGGTGCTGCTGCCGAGGTGCTTTCTAAGGCAAGTCAATCCACAAGTCCTAATGGCGCTGCATTTGGAGTCTTTCCACAAATGCAACCACAACGCAGTTTGAGGTCTGAATCAACTCCAGAAGGTGGAAGTTATACAGGCGCAGCCATTCGCGGTCTTACTCCTCCTTTGGCTACCGCTTTGATGGGAGCGCCATTCGGACCAGTCGGGATGTTGGCGGGGTCATTGGCTTTGCCAGCAGGTGACGCTTTAACTGCCCTACTCAATACCGCTACGGCTGGTGCAGAGAAGGTGACTGGCGGTCAGTATGGACGCATCACACCGCCATCACAGGCTATCCAGAACCTCTTAACTCAAGCTGGAGTACCAAAGGCAGAGACGACTGGTCAGCGTGCCTTAGAGACCAGTTTAGGCGCTATGGGTGGTACTGCCTCACAAATGGCTGGATTACAGAAACTAGCACAGACTGCCGTCTCACCAGTTACTAGGGCAGTAACTCAACAGATGGCGCAAAGACCTTTGGCTCAGACAGCCGTTGCGCTACCTGCTGGCGCTGCTGGTCAGGTGGCTGCTGAAGCAGCTCAACCACTAGGCACTATTCCAGCAATGCTTGCATCGATGGGTGCGTCAACTGTCGTTGGTGGTGCTGGTATGGGTCAAAGAGGCGGTCAAGCACCAACTAGCGCTGAAACACGCGCAGCCAGTATTGCAGAGAAGGCAAGACAGTTAGGCTTTACGGGTGAGACTGCATTGACTCCAGCTCAGGCTGGTACAAGTAGAACGGCTCAGATATTTGAGGCTGCTGGATCGACTCTGCCGTTTTCCTCTGGTCAGTTTGCGAGACGCTATGGTTTGCAATCAGACTATGCACAGAGCATCATCAACAAGGTCGCAGACATCTTTGGCGGTATGCCAGCACAACCAGACACGGCTTTCTCGTCTGGGGCTAGTGCTGTCAAGAGTGCTGCACAACGCAATGTTGACAAGATTGGTAGTGGCATTCGTGAGGTTGCATCACAGACTGATATTGATTTGTCTCAAGTTCCAAAGTTTCAAGAGTCAATTCTTAACGCTAGAAAAATATTGTCTTCTATTCCTCCAGCATTACGCAAAGACCCATTATTTGAGAGCTTTGAGCAGTTCTACTTTGGCAAGCCAAACGAGGAATTGAAGGCGATGGTGGACTCTGCCTTACAGCAAGCAGGAGTCAAGCCCACAAGCCCTAATTACAGGGCTATGGAAGCCAATTTTAGAAAGCAGTTAGTCGATAGTGGCATCCCTGAGTTTGAGTTTCTTGGATACCAGCAAAAGGGTTCAATCGCTGGTAACGACTACCAAGATCAGCGCCAACTCTTTAGCGACTTGGCTTATGCAAACAGGGGAACTAAGGTCGGTGAGGCATTTAGGACTTTGCGTAACTCCTTGGACGACGCAAGGGATAAGACTTTTGAGCTTGCTGGCATGGAAGACCAGATCAAAAAACTAAAAGATTTACGAGGCTCTTACGGTGACGCTTTGGACTTGAGAGATAGGCTAAAGAATGCTGGTGACAAGACTGCTGTGAACTATGTCATAAGCAACCAAGATCAGTTAGCTAACAAGGTTTTACCGTTGTTAACTGAGGCTGAGAAGAAGTCTCTGTCTCAGGCAATTCTTGCTGATATTCAGCAGTCGTCTATGTTTCCTACTGGCGAGATGGACATCACCAAGTTTGGACGCAATCTTATTAAGGATGTCAAGGCATCCCCCACGACGCTGCCACAGATTCTTGGCGCTGAGAACGCACAAACATTGACTAACTTGGCTGAAGTAGCTCAGTCTGCATTGAAGGCTAAAGTGCCGACTTCAGGCAGTTCAGAGCGTATGACCATGACTGGTTTACTTACCTCGATGCCAGCCAAGTTTGGCGCGTCTGTCGTTGGCGGTACAGCTCTGACAGGTGAACCCGTACTTGGTCCAATGCTCTCGCTTGGCGTGCCTCCTTTGGCTACCAAGGCGTATCTGTCACCAGCAATGCAAAACATCTACGGCAACACGCTAGACCCATTGTTTAACTACATGGCTGCACCAGTCGATCCGATGTTGCGTTATATGGGCGGTACTGGTCTGCTTAATACCCAGACTGCGCAACCCGAACCGTATCGTATTGAACTCAACAATATGCTGCCTAGCAGGGACTAAACATCCCCATAAAAAGCAGCCGTCAACGGATCGCGCTTAACCTTACGCTTGAGCTGGCGTTGACGAGCAAGACGAAACTCTTTCTCGTCAATGCTCTCGCGCTCTCTGCACTTCTTGATTCTGGCTCTATTGCTCACAGGCTCAGGCTTGTCTGCATCGACTCCAATGCCGTACCTCCAGACAGCTATCCAGCCGTTTGCCTGTGCTCTACGCCACGACTGGATGTGGACAGCACCTTCTTCCTTGAGCTTTTGCAGCATATCCCTGCTAGACCTTAGCGTGCAATGAAGGAGGTCTGCCAACTCTCTGCTGGTGTAACCCTTCTGAGAGATAAGGGCAACCAGTTTTGGCATTCTGGTAGACCTCATTTGTCATCTAGTCCAAAGTACAGGACTGCAAAGATAACCGCCAGTCCAATCAAAGCACCCATCACCAGCAAGACGATGATGGTCAGGATATTTTCAATCATAGTTAAGCCCTTTCAGTTTTAACTCAATATTCCTTGCTGTCTGCTCAATCTCGCAACCTCCTTTGCCGTAGGCTATACACTTGTGTATCTCCTCTTCGGTGAGGGATACCCACGGCTTTTTGTAGGTCTGGATGTCGTCGTCGTCCACAACCTTGCGGTGCGGGACTGATATTCCTATGTGTCGTGTCATGTGTTGACCTCTTTAAGTTTGTCTTGTATTGCTTTGGCAAATTCAATTTGTCCGTTGACTTGATGACCTCCACGCCACTCTTTTAAAACTTCTTGGTAGATGTCTAATATTTGGTTGGTGTTTAGGTCAACCCATGTGCGTTGTGGTTTATCTTTAGCAAGAACATATTTCACATCTGTTTTATCTATTCTGTGACTGCACCAAGTTATTCCATCATGGTCATCGTATGGGACATCACAATCAGGATCATCACAGATTTGCAAATAAATCACTTTTGGCACTCCGTGTCTCATACCGTCTTCTCCTCAATGGCTCTCGCCCTTCGTGACTTTATCTCAAGTACAACCATGTCGAGTGCCTTCTCTAGTTGCGCAATGGTGGTGATCTCTAGCTGGGCGTCGTGGAGTTCCATGACATAGTTGATCGCTGTCAGCTCGGAAGCCTTAGCCACGAATCTATCTTCACGGTTGATACCGCGACGCGATAACTCCAGCAATGCGTCCTGACCTTCTTTTATCTCGTCTTTGTATTCGCGCCCAATGCCAAGGCGAGAGAGGGCTTCAGAGACATTAAGGGCAGAGATGATGGAGTCGATGTCGTAGCGCTTTGCCTGACCCGTCCTGAGCGCTTCCAAGGCACTATGGTTCTTTATCTTTAGATCGAGTACCGCGCTGCCAGTCGCAGAGACTGGCTTAAAACCGTTAATGACCCAAGTAACGGTATCAAGTCTGACACCTTTGGGTTTGTACTTTGACTTCTTTCTCATTGCTGCACAATCATTTGCATCTCTAACTCTTTGACGCGCTCGGTCAACTCTTTGACTGTCAGCTCTGCGATCTCCAGCTCCTTACCGTGAGCGCGTCGTGCCATCTGCATCCCAGCGTCGTAACCCATCATTGCACCTTTGTGAGCTGCTTCGCTAACTAGTTTGGCTATGTCTTGTGGCGACATGATTCTGGCTTTGCCTTCGGCAGCCTTCAAGTAACCAAGCACCATCTCTTCAATTTTCTTTTGAACTGACATGATTAGTACCCCATCGTAAGAATTGCTGCAATCAGACCGACAGATACGCCAGCCAAGAATATGAATGCGCAGTCAACTAACTTGATGCTGTCATCCTTGTAAGGTCCATCTACTTCTAGGTTTTGTGTGTAGTTCTGGTGTTTCATTCGTCGCTTTCAGAGTTAAATTTTGTGAGGGCTTCTTCGCAGATGTGATCCACGATGCTTTGCATAAGAAGATGAGCGATGTCAATGTCACCACAAAAGGCATTGACCAGATTCATGCAAGCAGGGAAGTCTGGCGCTTCCCCGTGGTTTAGTTCTTCGGGTTCGTACTCCAAGAGGCAGTCGAGTTCCACACCTTCCACTTCGCAGTTAAATTTGTACAGGGTTTCGGTCATGTTTAAAAACCTTTAATGATTTCAAAACAGATTTTTGCTTCACGATTAAATGCTTTTCTAGAAGAACCAGAAAAATCAAAACCTAATGCACCCATTTTGTTTTGAACTTGTATCGCTGTATCTGCATCAATTTTGAGTAAAGCCATAATGTCACGAGTTGCTTGATTCATATTTACCTCTTAGTTGCGTTGTTGATGAGTGAATCATATCAGGTTTGACTACATCATCAAGAACTATTTATTAGACCCTACAACTTTGTCGGGTATTACCGCCATAAAATAGACCATGACAGGGTGTAGTTTCCCTGTCGGCTGTGCCTTATGTCTCCGCAAGAGGTGCAGTTGCCTTGATAGGGGGGCTAGGTGACAGGACTTAGCCTCCCTTTTTTTGTCTGCCTTGTTCAACTCGTCAATTATGAGTTAACATTCTAGCCATGAACTACATAACCGAAATTATCGAACGCGCTGAGAAAGCAGGGTTCAAGATGGCAGATATATGCCGTGAGGCTAGCATTGATCAGGCTCAGATGTCTCGATGGGTAGCTGGGCATACTGTGCCCTTGGTCTCCTCCATTGAGAAGCTCAGAACTGCAACCGATCGGCTCATTGAGAAACGCATCGAAGACTTGAAAGTGGGTCAGGAATGATTAGAACTATGGGGGTGGACGCAGGTGCAAATGGCGCGTTTTCTTTATTTATTGACGGCAAGTTTGATCGCGTTGTCGATATGCCTGTTGTGGAAGTCACCAGAGGTGGCAAGAACAAGCGACAGGTCTCTGCACAGGGAGTCGCAAGCATTATCAAGGTCTTCGCCCCTACGCACGCATTTGTCGAGCGCACAGGCGCAATGCCAAACCAAGGCACAACCTCGATGTATGCCTTTGGTAGAGCTGCTGGAATCATTGAAGGCGCACTTGCGTCGTTTGCTGTCCCCGTCACCTATATCAACCCAGCAGTCTGGCAAAAGGCTACTGGATGCGCAAAAGGAAAAGACGCAATCAGACACCGTTGCATGGAACTGCACCCAGAGCACCAGCACTTGTTTAGTCGCGTGAAGGACTCAGGTCGGGCAGACGCAACCATGATGGCTTACTACGGGGTGAATAAGGTATGAATGACGAACTATCAGCATTTCCATTAAAAGATTATTCCGAAGGAATGACTTTACGAGATTACTTTGCAGCCAAGGCTATGCAAGCATTTGCTAGTCGCTCTGACTACATTGCTTGTCCAGATGAGTGCATTGCTATTGATGCGTATTCTTTGGCAGATCAAATGATGAAGCAAAGAGAAAACAAATGACCCATCAAGAGATAAAAGAACTTGCAGGGCACAGGGCTGTGTCACCTTGGGTGATGAAGCTCGTTAATGATGCTGTGATGAAGGAAAGAGAAGCCTGTGCTGCTATCTGCGACGAGTTGCATGAAGCAAGGGCTGGAGATCACAACTACTTTAAGTTTGCAGCAAATGCAATAAGAGAACTGAGAGCAAAGCAATGATCGACGAAGAACGCAACGCAATGCGCGAGCACATTGTCTGGCTCACCAAGGAGCTGGAGGACACCAGAACAAAACTCAAGTTAAGAGACGAGTTGCTCTCTGAGTTACTCGATCCAGAGCAGCTCGGTCACGCAGTCACCAATGAAGTTAGAGGTCGCATCTACACAATTTTGCATTTACAGGAAAACAACTAATGATCAAACTACGCCCATCGGCAGCTACACGCTGGATTCAATGCCCCGCATCTGTCAGGCTTTGTGCCGACATCCCTTACCAGCCAGCAGGTGAAGCTGCGCAGATCGGTACTGCAATACATGAGGTGGCTGAGACTGCATTCTTAACGAACGCAAGCCCCTATGACTGGATCGGTCAGACCGTCAAGGACATAGTGATAACTGAGCAGAACGCTGACTTTGCACAGGCTCATGTGAACCATATTAGAGATTTGGAGTTGCGTCTTGGCACGCTAAAGGTTGAGCAGTATGTCACCGTGTACAAGGACAAGGACATCGAGCTTGGTGGTACTGCCGATGTGGTGGCATGGAGTGACGAGCAGTCAACACTTTGCATTGCAGACTTGAAGACTGGTCGTGGTTATGTCGACGCTGACTCAGACCAGATGAAGATATACGCCATCGGTGCGATGCGTTTGACAAAGACAGAGTTTCAAAACATTGAACTCTCGATCATCCAGCCACATCACGGTGAACCACGCACTCACAGGATTAGTTTCAAAGAACTAAACGACTGGGCTGCAAACAATCTCACACCAGCGATACAAGCCATAAAGAAGGGTGATACCGAACCCACGCCAACAGAGTCAGGTTGCCAATGGTGTCCAGCAAAGGCGATCTGTCCTGCGCAGCATAAAGGGTTTGAGGTCATTGCATCTCAACCTGATCTGACTCAACTCAACAAAGAAGACATCAAGTCAATCATGGTGACGCTCACACCTGAGCAGATCGAGGACTTACTTGATCGCGCACCATTGGTAGAGAAGTTCATCGACGCTGTGCGTGCTCACGCAATCACTCGCATTGAGGCTGGTGAAGTAATTAAAGGCTGGCAGATGCAACCTAAGCGTGCGTACCGTAAGTGGATCGATGAGGATAAGGCAAAGCACGCATTGCACGACGCTGGTATCCCAGCAGATAAGTTGGTCTCTAGTGAACTAATTAGCCCATCTGAGGCAGCCAAACTACTACCCAAAGAATCAAAAGACTTAATTGATACGCTAACACGCAAAGAGTCTAGTGGTCTTACTCTTGCGCGAGATTACTCATTAGGTCAATAATCCATTCCCCCAAACCGTTGCCATGTGCAACATTTTTAACTTGAACTCGAAAGGCTCAAATGCTTAACCTCTCATCATCATCTGGCGGTGGTAACTACATTCGCTTTATGCCATCTGCTAACGCATGGCTTAACAGCAACAAAGAGGAATTCACACCAAAGAAAATGGTTGTCGATACTGACTCGTTGCAGACTGGTTGGATGCACCTCGGAGAAGGTGTACGCGACTGGCAACCAGACGCAAGTCTTGGAAAGAAAGGACCACAGCCAAGTGCAGATCACAAGCGCGGTTTCTCCATCAAGTTCTACAACAAGGAGATGGGACTCGCTGAGTGGAGCGCGAACGGTACAGGTCCTAACATGGGACTTGAGAAGTTGTGGAAGGCAATCGAGGCAGGACAACAAGCTAACGCTGGCAAGTTACCAGTCATTGAGTACAAAGGCTCGACGCTAGAGAAGATCGGCAAGGGCACTACACGCATTCCAAACTTTGATGTTGTCAGTTGGATTGATCGTCCTGCTGGCATGGACGCGGTTGATGATGGCACTCAGAGCTTTGATAGTGACGGCAAGATCACGATGGGAGCGCCAGTAGCACCAGCACCAAAAGCAGCGCCTAAGACTGCTATGGCTTCTGCCATTGAAGACGACGAGATGTTTTAACTAACGGGAAAGACGGGGCTGATCTAACGGTCAGTCCCGTTTTTTTTCCTCTATGGAAAACGACGAAGAATTTTGGATGCTGCTTCTCATTGCGCTGGCTCAAAGGGTCTACGAATTGGAGCAGAGATTGGAAGAATTGGAGAAGCATGAATGAGTTGGCATTATTTGCGGGCGCTGGAGGGGGAATCCTTGGAGGACATTTGCTCGGATGGAGAACTGTTGCCGCCGTTGAAATCGAAGACTACCCACGCAGAGTTTTACTGCAACGGCAAGCTGATGGACTCTTACCTAGATTCCCTATCTGGGACGACATCAGAACATTTGATGGAAAGCCTTGGCGGGGAAAGGTCCAAGTCGTCACAGGAGGATTTCCTTGTCAGGACATATCAGCAGCAGGAAAAGGCGCAGGACTTGAAGGAGAACGATCAGGACTCTGGGGAGAAATGGCGCGCATCATTTGCGAAGTACGACCCAGATACGCATTCATTGAGAACTCATCAATGCTCACTATTCGAGGACTCGACAGAGTATTGTGCGACCTTGCCTCGATGGGGTTCGATGCGAACTGGGGAGTGTTGGGAGCTGACGATGTTGGAGCAAAACACAGACGCGACAGAATCTGGGTTGTGGCCTACGCCAACGACTCCAAGCGGGGGAGGCAATGTCGGGGGTTCTGGGGCATACAAGAATGCAATCAAGAATGGGACACACATTCCGCATTCAATCAACCCGAACCTGTACGAATGGTTGATGGGATTCCCAATAGGGTGGACCGACTTAAAGCCATTGGAAACGCTCAAGTTCCCTTTTGCGCAGCCACAGCATGGCGAGTCTTAACAAAACAAATTTAGAAAGAAACTACAAATGCAAGCCGAACAAATAGCGCAAGCGCTTGGCAACGCAAAGAAGGTGAACGGGCAATGGATGGCGAGCTGTCCTGTCAGCAGTCACGGTCAAGGCAACGGGGACAGGAATCCAAGTCTTTGCGTGTCAGAGACAGACGAAGGCAAGCCGTTGTTTAAGTGCTTTAGTGGGTGCTCTCAGGACGAGGTGTTCCACGCCATAAAGAACTATGGACTCCTCAAAGACTTACCGAACCCGACAGACTTCCTCACCCAGATCAAGCCGTTACCGAAACAGCAAGAACCTGTGCTCGAACAGGAATGGCACTACACAGATGAGGATGGGGTCGTCCAGCACATCAAGCAGAGATACAAGACCTTTGACTCCAAAGGAAAGACATACAAGCAGTACAGGGTCGACGAGAACGGCAGACGGCACGCATCTATGACGGGTGCGAACATAGTCCCGTACAACTTACCAGAGGTGGACTTTGCACGCAAGACAGGCAGAACAGTCTTCTTGTGCGAAGGCGAGAAGGCAGCAGACGCTCTCAAGTCTTTAGGCGTGGTGGCAACCTGCACGCACAACGGTGCAAGCAGCTTCCCCGAAGATGTGGTCAAGCACCTAGTCGGACTCACCATTGCGATAGTCCCTGACAACGACACGGTCGGCTGGGAGTACGCAAGGAAGGCGGTTGCAGCTCTCAAGTCGGTTACAAAAAGTATCCGAGTGGTTGACCTTGGGTTGCAAGAGATCAAGGAAGACGCATACGAGTTTGTTTACAAGTATGGCGGAGACAAGGACAGGCTGGTTGACCTGACAAAAGCCACGCAAGCAGTCGTGAGTGAACTAGATGTAACGACACCTGCAAGGTTGACAGAATACGCTCAACCCGAAGAAAAACAAGAACTTGAACTTCCCGCGGTCACGCCAGTCAGGGAAGGATTCAAGCTCGAAGCGTGGGACGACATCGAGGATGAACCTGTCGAGTGGTTAATCCAAGGAGTCATACCGCAACGCTCATTCGTTGCTCTGTACGCACCTCCTGCCTCGTTTAAGAGCTTCGTCGCACTCGACATTGCCGAGTGCATCGCAACAGGAAGACCATTCCTCGGCAACCAGATCAGCAAACAAGGTGCAGTCTTGTACATCGCAGGTGAGGGTCATGGCGGTATCGGCACAAGGATCAAGGCGCTCAAGATTCACCACGGCACGCCAGAAGGAACGCCTGTTTACTTCCTGAGACGACAAGTCAACCTGCGCTCTAGCCAGACAGACCTCAAGGACTTGGTGGCAGCCATTGATGACCTCAAAGCAATCCACGAGATTCACTTCGAGATGATCATCATTGACACCTTAGCCAGAGCATTTGGCGGTGGTAATGAGAACGCAAGTGAGGACATGGGTGCATTCATAACGGCTGCTGGCGCTATCCAAGGCAAGTATGAGTGCTCACTCTTAGTAGTGCACCACGCTGGTAAGGACGCAACCAAAGGACTCAGGGGTCACTCATCCCTGCTAGGCGCTGTCGACACAGAACTAGAGATCATCAGGATAGAAGGCGCTCAACCGCCAAAGGGAATACTGCACATCAGCAAGCAAAAGGATGGGGAAGACGGGCAGCGCATAGGGTTCAGAATGGTTGAGGTTAGCTCAACTTCTGGCGGTGTAGTGGACTTCGAGTCAGGAGACTCAAGCCTTGCGGTGGAGGCAGACGAAGACATGGACACCGATCGCATTAGCCAATCAGCACCACCAAACAGGACAGGCGCTGGAATGAATCAACGACTGGCGTTGTCCTGTCTGCATGACGCCATTAAGAAGTATGGCGAGATGCAGGTGGTCGATGGAATGCGCAATAAGTGCATAAAGATTGATCAATGGAGAGACGAATTCAAGAAGCGCATGGGCAGCGATGTCATGCCAGATACGCTAAAAAAGGCTTGGTATCGCGTCAAGGCTGATCTTGCTGATTTGCAAAAAGTAATCATTTATGGTGACTTGTGCTGGGCTGTCTATGCGGATGATGATGGCGCAAAATCATCTAATTCGGTGGTTGTGCAGATCAAAAAGTAGGTAGGGACAAATGGACATATCGAGGACAAATGGGTGGACATCACAAAATCCATTTGTCCATGCCAAAAAGGTGGACAGATGGGGTGTGTGTGTATGTAATACACACCACCTGTCCCCTTGGCAATGCGTCCGATTTGGTAGTTTTTAAAAAAAGGAGTTGTCCGTGGTTAAGAAACGAATTGGTAGTGTGGTTAAAGGGTTAAAGCAACCAGAATTCCCGATGAATACTTTTGAGGTATTTATGAATTCGAGGTTAGTTGAGCTGTCTGTGGTCAAGCGTGAGCACGAAAAGCGTTGGGGCATCAACAGGTTGATTGAGTTGGTGGACTCAGAGTTTCGGATCAAGGTGTGGCGACAGGCTGAACGAGTGTTCGAGGCTTCGGTGTCCAGAGACGAGGTGAAGCTCGATCGTGCTGTCGGTGGAATGATCAAGGCTTACGGTGCGTTGGAGACTTGGGCGGTTGAGAACGGTGTGCCTGAGATGCCAGACATCACAGCAGTTGAGCATGAGATGAAGGACGGGTCGGTGATGGTGGTCGTTGGGAATCATCACGACGCGACGCTGTACCAGCAATTCAGACCAGATGTCCAGAATCGTCACATCTGGACGATGGAAGAGCTGGAGTTGATCATGGAGTCACCAGTCATCAAGGACACGATGAAGATTAAGGCTTTGATGCCTTGTGCAGCAATGGTCAGGTTGGACAAGGATGCGAAGGAGTTTCCGATGGGTGGTGCGTCAGGCTTTGATGATGTCAAGTCGGATGAGTTGGAGGCTTCGTCGTTGCCAAAGGTGTTCGATACCAGCAAGATGAGCAAAAATAGGGCTAACAGGGCTTTAGAGGAGATTTAGATGCGAGTTGATACTTTGTGGTGGGTAAGTGGTTTTAAGCGCTTGGAGGTCTTTTAAATGGCTGGAAGACCAAAACGAAAAGCAGACATGGCAACACTCGACTTGATGCCACGCGAACACATCGTCTCAATGCTTGAGGCTGGACAACCGATTGCTCGCATCTGTTACGCGCTTGGTGTTGGGCGTGTTGCACTTGAAGAATGGCTGAATTCACCCGATAATGAAGGCCTTGCCTCGCGTGCGCGCGCGAAGGCAGCAGATGATATGGTCGCGGAGAGCATCCTAATTGCCGACGAGACCGATGTGGAAGAGGTGCAGAAGGCGCGTCTGCGCGTACAGACGCGCCAATGGGTCGCAGAACGCTGGAATCCTGCTGCATACGCGCAGAACAAGATGCCAAGCGTCCAAGTCAACCTGTCTGGCATGAGGCTGGACGCATTGCGACGCATTGAGGTGGTCGAGGACATATCCACAGAAAACAGCGCGAAGTTGTCCTAGTTGTCCACAGTTGCGTGGAAACTGGCAGAGTTATCCACATTTATGCTTACAAACCTGTGGATAACAGCAAAATAACTTTACATAATGAACATAGTGTAAAGCAGACAAATACGACGATATGCGGATGTGTAGGATTCATGCGCTCTGCTAGAAGAGTGGTCACTTACTAACCGATTCTGCCTGACTGATTCGGGTTTACCCCCCCCTTCGATCTGCGCGACGGGGCGGGCTGAAACTGCACCCCGACAGTTATCGACTTAACACCCCCCCCACTACCCCTCCCCACAGCACCACTCTTCCCCTAAAAAAAATAAAAAAAATCAAGGCACAATTCCCCCATGACGACAAAATCAATTCCACAAGAAAAAAAGAAACTACACCCCGATGTGGTGGCAAAGATAGAACGCATCCAAGACAAGAGGGAAGACGAACTCAGCAAGAATCCCTTTGTTGCGTTCACCATCCGCTACAAGAACAACCCCGTGCTCTTCGTCAAGGAAGTCTTAAAAGCCAACCCCGACACTTGGCAAGAGACATTCCTAATGCACATCGCAAAGGGCAACCGCAGAATCTCAGTCAGGTCAGGTCATGGCGTAGGCAAGTCCACAGCAGCGAGCTGGGCGATCATCTGGTATCTGCTCTTGCGGTATCCCGTCAAGGTAGTGGTCACCGCCCCCACAAGCAGCCAACTCTACGACGCGCTCTTTGCGGAACTAAAGCGCTGGGTGAAGGAACTGCCTGAGACCTTGCGGGATATGCTTGAAGTCAAGCAAGACCGTATCGAGGTCAAGGAGGCAGCGACAGAGGCTTTCGTCTCAGCGAGAACCAGTAGGGCAGAGCAACCCGAAGCCCTGCAAGGTGTCCACTCAGAGAATGTGATGCTGGTAGCTGACGAGGCATCTGGCATCCCAGAGGCTGTTTTCGAGGCTGCTGCTGGCTCGATGTCTGGACACAATGCCGTGACCCTACTGCTGGGCAACCCCGTGAGAAGCTCAGGATTCTTCTACGACACCCAGAACCGACTTGCAAATGACTGGGTGACGATGAAAGTCTCTTGCGTGGACTCTCCTCGCGTCTCAGATGCCTATGTCGAAGAGATGAAGGCGCGGTACGGGGAAGAGTCGAATGCTTACCGAATAAGGGTACTAGGCGAGTTCCCAAGGTCTGACGACGACACCATCATCCCAATGGAACTGTTGGAACTCGCCAAGCACAGGGATGTAGAGACAAGTCAACACGCAAAACTGATCTGGGGATTGGATGTAGCACGCTTTGGTGGGGATAGAAGTGCTCTAAGCAAAAGACAGGGCAACGCACTCATAGAACCCACAAAGACTTGGAAGAATCTAGACCTGATGCAACTCACAGGCGCAGTCGTCGCAGAGTGGGAAGCCTTAGCCCCAAGCCAGAGACCCCATGAGATCATGGTCGACAGCATCGGTCTTGGCGCTGGTGTCGTTGATCGGTTGCGGGAACTTGGGTTGCCTGCTCGCGGCATCAATGTCTCAGAGTCCCCCGCGATGGGTACGACTTACAGGAACTTGCGCGCAGAACTTTGGTACAAGGCAAAGGCGTGGTTTGAGGCGCGTGACTGTCGTATCCCCAATGACGAGGAGCTGGTGGCAGAACTGGCTACCGTGAGGTACTTCTTTACATCTAGCGGGAAGATGCAGGTCGAGGGTAAGGACGACATTAGAAAGCGTGGTTTGAAGTCGCCCGATAAAGCAGACAGCTTTGTCCTGACCTTCGCAAGCGACGCAGCCGTAGGAATGTTTGGGGCTAACGCAAGCCAGAAGTGGTCTCAGCCGTTGCGTAGAAACCTCTCACGGGTTGCATAATTCGGGTATCCCAATCAAGGAGTCATTGACATGATGAAGAAGACAAAGACAGAAAAGAAAATTTCTAAAGTTTTTAATGAATATAAGGCGGGGAAGTTGCATAGCGGTGCTGGCGGTAAGGTTGTAAAGAACCCTAAGCAAGCCTTGGCTATTGCCCTGTCCTCTGCTGGCGTAAAACAAAAAGGTAAAAAGTAATCATGGCTACCTCATACCCCAAGCACCTTCAAGGCGCAATGGACCAGATGATGTCCGAGAGCGACACCAGCCAATGTCCAATGCCAACGCAAGACATCACACTCAATCTGAAAAACCGCGCCAAGGCGATTACTACTGCGAAGTACGGTCCTGAGAATCCGAAGCTGCCTAACACCCCATTCTGGGCAAAGAAGGCAGACGCATGGGATGTGACTGTTGACGATGCCAAACAATCCCTTTGCGGAAACTGCGCAGCGTTTAATGTCTCCGACAAGATCAAAGAGTGCATTGCACAAGGCATCGGCAACGAGGCAGACCCGTGGGGAACTATCAAGTTAGCTGATCTAGGCTACTGCGAGATATTCGACTTCAAGTGCGCAGCGTCCAGAACCTGTGATGCTTGGGTCGTTGGCGGTCCTAATACTGGCGAAACTGAAGACGAAGGCGAAGACATGGGCGAAGGCGAGATGGAGGACGAAGAATGAAAGCAGGTCTCTATTCCAATATTCAAGCAAAGAGAGCACGCATCGCTGCTGGCTCTGGCGAGAAGATGAACAAGGTCGGCTCTAAGGCTGCTCCTAGTGCTGCCGACTTCAAGGCTGCTGCCAAGACTGCCAAGAAGCCAAAGGCTAAGAAGTGAGTGCAGCATGGCAACGCAAAGAGGGCAAGTCACCAACTGGTGGCTTGAACGCTAAGGGTCGTGCCTCGGCTAAGGCTGAAGGCATGAACCTAAAGCCCCCTGTGAAGTCAGGCGACAACCCCAGACGCGCCAGCTTTCTCGCTCGTATGGGCAATATGGCTGGACCAGAGTACAAGGACGGTGAAAAGACCCGTCTTCTCTTGAGTCTCAACGCATGGGGGGCTAGTTCAAAGGCAGACGCTAGAGCGAAGGCAAAAAGTATTTCCGCAAGGAATAAGGCTAAAAAGTGATCCCAATCTGCATATCGACGGTACACGGCAAGGGTTTGCCAGTCCTATTGGAGTCGATCAAGCAATACGCACCAGAGGCGTTTGTTTACTTGCGTGGCACAGAGAGAGTCGTCTCTGGCTACAAGAATGCGAGGCTAATCTTTGGCGAACCTCGTAACTTTGGCGACGACTACAACGAAGTAATAGACGACGCTCTGAAGTACGCACAGGCGTGCATCGTCTGCAACGACGATGTGGTGCTGACACCGAACTCCTACCAGCGCCTACTCGAAGATGTGCAAGTGATCCGCGAGTTAGAACCCAATGTCGGTTGGGTTGGCGCTCGAAGTGACTGCGTGAGACCGTCACAAAACATCAGATACAACCCTGACGGTGATCCGCTTTACATGAATCGCTTTAAGTCCGAGCAGTTTATTCGCCCGACAGAGAACATTTCCCCCATCTTTGCGTACATCTCCAGAGACGCATGGCATCACGGCAGGTTTGGACCACTCAACTGGTATTCAGACGATGTGAGTTGCGCAGACCTCACAAGTCAAGGCTATCGGCACTTTGTCTCTAGCGCCTATGTGCATCATGTCGGCAGCCAAACCATTGGCGAGAACGCACAACAACTTGTTGCCGAGGCTTTGCCTTGGATAAAAGAGAACCGTCCACAGTATGTCGAACACTTCTTTGGTACTTAATCTAGGCTCTGGCAAGGACTTTCGAGAAGACTGCATCAACGCAGATGTGCAGCTAAGGACTAAGCCAGACTGGTTACTCGACATCTGCAATGTCCCTTGGGGCGACGCTATTTCCACACGACTCGGTGACTTTGACATCGAACCAGAGATGTTTGACGCAATATTGGCTAACGATGTGCTTGAGCATTTGCCTGATTTGGTCGGTGCAATGACGAGCTGCAAGAAGTTATTGAAGGTTGGTGGCGAGATGCGCATCCATGTGCCTTATGACCTGAGCTATGGCGCTTGGCAAGACCCAACGCACCTGAGAGCATTCAACGAAAAGTCGTGGCTTTACTACTGCGACTGGCATTGGTATCTTGGGTGGGAAGACAGGTTTTACATGACGCACTTGGAATTTCGTCTCAATCCATTCGCACAAGACCTAAAATTGACACAGGAAGAATTACTGAGGACTCCGCGAGCTGTGGACTCCATGTATGTCGTATTGACTAAGGGTACAAAATGAATATCACCAACGAGCTGGGATTGAGCACAGACATCGCGTCGCAGATTGACCCGACACTCACCCCCATGACAGACACCGACTTAGAGGCGATCATGGGTCAAGAGATCACAGATGCTGTGAGCTATATCGACTCTGACCTCTCACCTATCCGCGCTCGCGGTACTGAGTATTACAGGGGCGACCCCTTCGGTAATGAGGAAGATGGACGCTCTCAAGTTGTGGCGATGGAGGTTCGTGACACCGTGTCTGCCATGCTGCCGTCCTTGATGCGTGTGTTTTTCTCCACAGAGAACACGGTGGAATTTGTCCCCCGTGGTCCAGAGGATGTAGAAAACGCACAGCAAGCCACAGACTACTGCAACTATGTTTTCAACAACGACAACAACGGTTTTATGGTGGCATACGCCACATTTAAAGACGCTCTTGTCAGGAAGTGTGGCATTGTCAAGGCGTGGGTTGAGGATACAGAATCTGTCCGAATTGAAGAATATTCGGGTCTAGATGACCAGACATTGCAGATCGTCATGCAAGAGGGCGACGCAGATGTGAAGATCGTTGCGAGTTACCCAGACGAGACCATGCAAGGCGCAATGCAGATCGATCCTATGACGGGTCAACCTATGCCCCCAGCAATGATCCATGATGTGCAGATCAAGCGTAAGGTGACAGACAAGCGTATCCATGTGGCGTGCTTACCGCCAGAAGAATTACTGCTTTCTCGTCAAGCAATGTCGTTCAAAGACGCACCTTTTATCGGTCACCGCAAGATGGCGACTGTGGCTGAGTTGATCTCTATGGGGTACGACGAAGACGAGGTGATGGATTATGTTGGCTCGTCCGACTTGAACGACAACGAAGAGGCTCTGGCACGCGCACCATTGGCAAATAACCAGTATTTGACAGAGAGCGCAAACCCGATGATGCAGAGAGTTCTCTATGTCGAGGGTTACGCTAAGGTTGACTTTGATGGCGACGGCATCCCTGAGTTGCGCAAGATGTGCTTCATGGGTGCTGGCTACAAGATGGTTCGCAATCTGCCAGCGTCATACATCCCGTTTATTGAATTCCCATGTGACCCAGAACCCCACACCTCACCACTTGAGGCAATGTCGATCTTTGACATTACTAGAGACTTACAAGAGATCAAGTCCGAAGTCATGCGCAATACCTTGGATTCGCTGGCGCAGTCAATCCATCCGCGCACCGTGATCGTTGAGGGTCAGGTCAACATTGATGATGCCTTGAACAACGAGACGGGTGCGATCATTCGTGCGCGTGCTCCGAACATGGTTCAAGCCTTAACTACTCCATTCGTTGGTCAGGCTGCCTTCCCTGTCTTGGACTACCTAGACCAGATCAAGGAAGGTCGCACAGGGATGTCAAAGGCATCTATGGGCTTGAACCCAGATGCGTTGCAGTCTTCAACTAAGGCTGCCGTGGCTGCCACAGTAAGCGCCAGCCAAGGACGCATTGAGCTGACTGCGCGTCTCATGGCTGAGGGCATGAGGGAGCTGTTTAAGACGATTCTTTTCTTGGTCACGACTCACCAAGACAAGCCACGCATGATCCGCTTGCGTAACCGTTGGGTGCAGATTGACCCACGCGCTTGGGACAACACGATGGATGTCAACATCAATATCGGTCTGGGTAATGGCGACACCAATGAGCGTATTGCAACCATGATGCAGATACTCGCCAAGCAAGAATCCATCCTTAACCAGTACGGTCTTGAGAACCCCGTGGTGTCCCCGCAGATGTATGTGCGCACCTTGAAGAAGGTCGTCGAACTCTCAGGATTCAAGGACGCATCGAGCTACTTTGCGGATATTCCAGACGGCTGGAAAGCACCACAAGCACCACAAAAGCCGACTCCAGAAGAGGTGCTGGCTCAGGTGCAAGCCGAGTCTATTAAGGCTGACATCCAGAAAAAGGCTGCCGATCTTGAGTTACAGCGCCAGAAGATGATCCGCGACGACGACTTCAGACGCGATCAACTTAACCAAGATAGACTACTTCGTCAGTACGAACTTGAGTTAAAGTACAACACACAGGTGAGCACCGCGCAAATTGTTGCGGAGCAGAATGTCAACCGCGAGGTTGTGAAAGAACAAAGTGCATTGGTACAACAGGCGATGGCGCAAGCCCAGCCAGCACCAATGCAACCCATCAACCCACAAGGAATGGTCTAAGTGAGCAAACAAGAAGAAGATGTAAGAAAAGGCAAGAAGGCTGAGTCGCTAATCGCTGACGAGGCTTTCTCAACTGCCCTGTTGAAGATGGAGAACGATGCCGTCTGGCTTTGGAAGGATACGAAGCCAGAGGACACCGTGAAAAGAGAACACGCTTGGCATATGTTGCGTGCGATTGACAACTTCCGAACCGAGATCAGCAAGATCATGGACAACGGAAAAGTCGCACAGCGCCAGATTGAGCGTGAACAAAAGTCGTTGGTGTAAAGGACTAGGAAATGGAAAACCAAACCCCTATGTCTGTGGCTGATGCAGCCAGTGCTCTTGATCAGATGATGTTGCCGTTAGACGGAGAACAGCAGAAAACTGACAAGGCGCGTTTGACTGAGGAAGATACTTCCGATGTCGCGGTCTCTGTTGATGAAGAATTGGATGTGCAAGACGACGAATCCAATGAAGAAACGACAGAGGAACAATCAGAGTTAGATGAAGAAACCGAAGAAGAAGAAAAGCCAGCCGAGGTCTACACCGTCAAAGTTGACGGTAAAGAGGTCGAGGTCACGCTAGACGAACTTCAAAAAGGATATTCCCGAACTCAGGATTACACACGAAAGACACAACAGATCGCTGAGACCCGCAAGGCTGTCGAGGCTGAGGCTGCTGCTATTCGTGCCGAGCGTGAACAGTACGCCCAGTTATTGGGAGCGTTAAAACAGCAACTTGAGAGCGCTGAAACTCCAGTCGATTTGGAGCGTCTTCGTATTGAAGACCCAATCGAGTGGATCACACAGCGTGAATTGTTGCGCGATAAGCAAGACAAACTCGCAGCTATTCAGTCTGAACAGCAGCGACTGTCCCAGCTCACAGCGCAACAAAGAGCACAGGAGATGCAAGCTCACCTTGCCTCACAGCAAGAAGCCCTGATCCAAGCCGTACCCGAATGGAAAGATTCCAAGAAGGCACAGGCTGAAAAGGCTCTACTCGTCGAATTCGGCAAAAAGATCGGATTCAGCGATGAGGAACTCAAGAATGTCTATGACCACAGAGCAGTCATTGCGTTGCGTAAAGCAGCGCTCTATGACCAAATGATGTCCAAGCGTGGGCAGATCAAGCCTGTGATCAATAACGGTCCTCGCCCTGCCAAGCCTAGTGCAGCAGGTCGCGTCTCTACAACAACTGAAAGTACACGCGCAAAACAGCGTCTTGCAAAGTCAGGTCGCGTCAATGACGCTGCCTCCGCAATAGAACTTCTTTTGAAATAGGACACTCAAATGGCAATCGTAACCAACACCTTTACAACCTTTGATGCAAAGGGTATCCGCGAGGACTTATCCAACATCATCACTAACATCGCTCCCGAAGAGACTCCTTACATGAGCAATGTCGGTCGTGAGTCAATCAGCAATTCATTGTTTGAGTGGCAAACCGACACATTGGCTTCTGCTGCTGCTAACAAGCAGTTAGAGGGCGACGATGTAACTTCCTTCGATAGCGTTACTGCTACTGTGCGTTTGCAAAACTATGCACAGATCAGCCGTAAGACTATCGTCTTGTCTGCAACTGAAGAGACCGTCAACAAGGCTGGTCGTCGCTCTGAATTGGCATACCAAATTGCCAAGCGTAGCGCTGAGTTGAAGCGTGACCAAGAGTTCTCCATGTTGAACGGTGCTGTCGCTGCTGCTGGCAACACTACAACAGCTCGTGGTACTGCTTCTTTGCAAGCCTTCATCAAGACTAACTACGATATGCAGACCAACGGTGCTAACCCATCGTATACGACTGTACCTACCAGCGCTCGTACTGACGGCAATGTGCGTACCTTTACAGAGACCATCTTGAAGAATGTTATTCAACAAGTTTGGACTGCTGGTGGCACACCAAAAATCTTGATGACTGGTCCAGTCAACAAGCAGCGCGTGTCAGGTTTTTCTGGTATCGCTTCAGCTCGTTACAACCTCAATGGTGGTGACCGTCCTGCAACGATCATCGGTGCTGCCGACATCTATGTGTCTGACTTCGGTCAAGTGCAAGTCGTGCCTAACCGCTTCCAGCGTGAGCGTGACGCTTTCGTGATCGATCCAGATTACGCAAAAGTGACTATGTTGCGTCCTTACCAACAAGTTGAGTTGGCAAAGACTGGCGACGCTGAGAAGCGTATGCTGATCGTTGAGTGGGGTCACAAAGTGTTGGCAGAAAATGCCCACGGCATTGCTGCTGACTTGATCACATCTTGATCTAACTAACGAGAGGGTCTGGGGTAACTCAGACCCTTTTTTTACATGAGCGAAAAAAGACTATTTAGTACAGACGCAGAACAGGGAATAACCCGTTATTTCCATTTTGACGACGAGACAGGGCAAGCAACGATCCAGACACAACAAGATGTCTCAGCGATCATTGAAGAGAATAAGCAAGAGTACGCACAGGTTGATGAGCGTGCTCGTTGGGGCGAGTGGAGCAGAGTCGCCAGTATCCCGATGTCTATCTACTTTCAGTTAAAGGCTGAAGGTAAATTGGACGATCAGGAGTACATGAAAAAATGGTTAAACGACAGCGATAACCAATACTTTAGAACAAGAGCAGGAAAAGTATGACACCAAACTACATTGCAGTCTGCACACCAGCGCGTGACATGGTTCACGCAAACTACACCTTCTGTATGGTCAACATGGTCGCGTATCACACCATCAATACGATGGATGCCGTGTCCCTAAAGATCATGCAAGGGACTCTGATTCAGAATCAGCGTGCTGACTTGTGCCTAGACGCAATGCGTGAGGGTTGTACCCATGTCTTGTTTGTTGACTCAGACATGACTTTCCCACAAGACATGATCGAGAGACTAATGAAGCACGATCTAGACATCGTTGCAACGAACTGTGCAAGACGTAGGATGCCAACAGGACCGACTGCACAGAATGAGGTTAACGGTGAGAGACAGCTCGTCTACACGATGCCAGAGTCAACAGGCATTGAGGAAGTTCACTCTATTGGCATGGGCGTGATGCTCATCAAGCGCAGAGTGTTTGAGCGTTTGAGTGAACCTTGGTTTGAGACTCCTTGGCGTACCGATAAGCGTGGCTATATTGGTGAGGACATTTTCTTTTGCCGTAAAGCACAGGCTGCTGGCTTTAAAATCTACATAGACCACGATGTGTCGAAGGAAATCGGACACATTGGGACTTTTGAATTCAAGCACGATCACACTTGGGTGATGCGTGATCTTGAGAAAGCAGAAAAGGCTGAAGATGGCGCTAACAACCTATGCTGAGTTAAAGACATCTGTCGGGGACTGGCTTAATCGCTCAGACCTGACTACTGCTATTCCTGACTTTATCTCTCTTGCAGAAGCTCAGATCGAGCGTAATCTGCGCACCAGACAGATGGTTGCACGCTCTACGGCAACCATAGACACAGAGTACGCAGCCGTACCAGCAGACTTCCTTGAAACTAAGTCCTTCAAGTTAGACACTAATCCACCAACACCATTGCAGTTTGAGACTATCGACTCAATGGACAACTTGTCTGTCGTCTACAACTCGTCAGGCAAGCCAGCGTATTTCAGCGTGGTGGGTGGACAGTTTCGCTTTGTGCCGATACCAGACACTTCGTACACGGGTGAACTCACCTATTACGCAAAGTTGAGTAAGTTATCAACTAGCAACACAACAAACTGGCTATTGACTGCTGCACCCGATGTTTATCTCTATGGTGCTCTTATGCAAGCAGCACCGTACCTGCAAGATGATGCGAGAATTGCTACATGGGCATCGCTCTACAAGACGGGTCTTGAAGAGGTCAAACAAGCCGATGACCGTGGCGCTACATCTGGTGGCACTCTAATCA